GTTTGAGTATCTCAAAAGACTTTTAAACTTCGACAATCGAGCACATGAGATTGTCCGAACTTGGTATATTGATGGACGTTTATTTTATCATAAGGTTATCGATTTAGATAATCCTAAAAAAGGTATTACAGAACTTCGTTATATTGATCCGATGAAGATCAAGAAAGTTCGTCAAAAAATTGACAATACTCCAAAAGATTCTCTAGCGAAAGCAGCAATCAAAGGCACGGCGCTTGAGTATGAATATGGAACGTTTGTCGATTACTATCTTTACAATCCAAAAGGTTTCTATAAAGGCGGTGTCCTAGGACCGATTGGAGATATGTCTTTGTCTCAGGGTGTCAAGATGGCAACTGATTCAATTACATTCTGTCCTTCTGGACTACAAGATTTAAACAAAAGAATGACTCTTGGTTTCCTTCATAAGGCAATCAAGACTCTCAATCAGTTAAGAATGATTGAAGATTCAATTGTTATCTACAGATTATCACGCGCACCTGAGCGTAGAATTTTCTACATCGATGTAGGCAATCTACCTAAGGTAAAAGCAGAACAATACTTGCGTGATGTTATGTCTCGCTATCGCAACAAGCTTGTGTATGACGCACAAACTGGCGAGATGCGTGATGACAAAAAGCACATGAGTATGCTTGAAGATTTCTGGTTGCCTCGTAGAGAGGGTGGACGTGGTACTGAAATTACTACGTTGCCTGGAGGACAGAACCTAGGTGAGCTCAAGGATGTTGAGTATTTCAAAAAGAAACTATACAACTCACTGAACCTACCACCTTCACGTCTTACTGACGATAGCAAAGGATTTAATCTTGGTAAAACTACTGAGGTTCTTCGCGATGAACTTAAGTTTACAAAGTTCATTGGTCGTCTCCGTAAGAGATTCTCTGAGATGTTCCACGACATGCTCAAGACTCAACTCATTCTTAAAGGAGTAATTTCTCCTGAAGACTGGGATGATATGAAGGAGCATATCCAGTATGACTATCTCTTCGACAATCATTTCAATGAACTAAAAGAAATTGAAATGATGAACCAGAGGATGATGACTGTAAGTCAAATGGATCCTTTTGTTGGTAAGTATTTCTCTGTTGAATATATCCGTCGTCATGTTCTGGGTCAGAAAGATACAGAATATAAGGATATCGATAAGCAAATTCGTAAGGAGATTGCTTCTGGTATCTCTGTTGATCCAGCAGAAACAAATGCTATGGATCAAATGACAGCAGCAAACACTGCCCTTGCTCCTGAAATTCAGGATCAGCAAGCACAAGATGCAGCGGAAAGAGAGGCAATTTCTGCTGACGCTGCGGCAGAAAGAGAAGTAGATAAGGCAAAGAAAATGCCTTCACCTTCTACAAATAATAAATAAATTATACAGAATACTTATTATGGAACAACATAACCCTGAACCTGGCGTGGTAAATATCGTTGATAAGATCAGCGACAACGACAGGGCATCTGCTATTGATGCTATTCATGATCTACTTTTTGCTAAAGCATCTGATGCTATGGCAACATACAAGCAGGTTGCCGCGAATACATTCTTTGATGAACCCACAGAAACGGAAGAACCCGATGAAACTGATAACGGAAACGATTGAAAACGTCAAAATCCTCACTGAGGAAAGAGACGGAAAGAAACTTCTTTATATCGAAGGAGTATTTTTACAGTCAGAACTAAAGAACCGTAATGGTCGCATGTATCCTTTCGATGTTCTCAACAATGAAGTTGAGAGATACAACGAAGAGTATGTGAAATCAAAGCGTGCTCTAGGTGAACTCGGACATCCCGATGGTCCTACTATCAATCTTGATAGAGTATCTCACAGAATCACAAGTCTTCGCGCTGAAGGAAATAACTTCATTGGTAAGGCACAAATTCTTGATACACCCATGGGACAAATTGCTAAGTCTTTACTTGGCGAAGGAGTTCAGTTAGGTGTTTCATCCCGTGGTATGGGAAGCATTGAAAAGCGCGAAGATACTTCAGTAGTTCGTGATGACTTCATGCTTACAACTGCTGCTGATATTGTAGCAGATCCTTCAGCACCTGATGCTTTTGTTAATGGCATCATGGAAGGTAAAGAATGGGTATGGGACAACGGTATTCTCAAGGAATCAAAAGTTGATAAATACCAACGTTATATCAATGGCGCTCCGCGTCGTGAGTTAGAAGAGAGAACACTCAAGGTGTTTGAGGATTTCCTCGGAAAACTTTGATTTATAAATAAACTTAGATTAATTATTTACGGAAAATTACGAGGTAATCTCAAATGTCAGATATGTTAAATGAAAAATTTGAGGAGTTCGTTACCGAGCAAAAGGTGATTGTAGAAGCTGGTGATCCTATGCCAACAGTTTCTGCTAATATTATCCCCGGTGCTGGTAGTGAACCCTCTCAGGTTTCTGACGCGCAGACTGGTTCTGGCGGCAAGGATCCTATGCCTTCAGTTCAACCAGGTGTTGCTCCTGGACAATCTGCTGCTGCAGATTTAGGTGGAACTTCCACTGCTCCTAATGAGGATGATGACGACGGCGAAGAGAATCCTGGCGCTAAAGCGGCAGCACCTATTTCGCAAGTATCTGGCGATCCCCAACAGCGTGCCGGTAGTCCTGACGCTATGCCTACTGTTGGTGCTGATGTTGCCTACGCAACTAGTACTGGACCTGCTGTTACTTACCCCATCAAACCTTCCTTTGAAGAACTTGATGTTTCCGCTGATGTTGCCGCTCTAGTAGAAGGCACAGAACTCTCTGAAGAGTTCGCTGAGAAAGCAAAAGTCATTTTTGAGGCTGCTGTCAAAGCGAAAATCTCTGAGGAGTATGACAAACTTGTAGAGCACTTTGCTGCTGAACTCGATAAGCACGTATCATCTGCTAAGGCAGAACTTTCCGAGGAAGTAGACGGCACAGTGTCCTATGCCATCGGTCAATGGATGGAGCAAAACCAAGTTGCTATTGACCGTGGAATCAGAAATGAGATCACTACAGACTTCATCGCAGGTTTGAAGGGTCTCTTTGAAGAGCACTACATTTCTATTCCCGACGAGAAAGTCGATGTTGTAGAAGGTATGGCTGAATCTATTCGTGAGATGGAAACACGCCTTGACGAACAGGTCAAAGCAAACGTGAAATTACAAAATCGTCTTAATGAGTCTGCCAAACTCAATATTCTTTCCACCGTGTCAGAAGGACTCGCAGATACTCAAAAAGAAAAACTCGCAGCACTTGCTGAGGGTCTAGAGTTTGTCTCGGAAGAGTCATTCTCCAAGAAGGTTACGACCATCAAGGAGTCTTACTTCAAAGAGTCAATCGCTACCCCAACGGAAGTTGTTGATGAATCCCCAGTCGAAGGTGTAGATGATTCTAACCCAGTAATGGCGCAGTATCTAAAAGCACTTGATCGCTGGTCCTAATAATAAACCCCACATTTTTCAAATAAGAGCAAACAAATGTTTAATTCAAAAGCTCTAACCGAAAAGTGGTCTCCTGTTCTAAGTCATGAAGGCGCTGGTGCCATCAAAGACAACTATAGAAAGGCTGTTACCGCTGTTCTGTTAGAAAACACAGAAAATCAACTACGCGAAGAGCGTGGTATGATGAACGAAGCTAGTACTGTTGGAGCTATCAGCGCAGCTGGTGGACAAGCACTAGGTGGTTCTGGTCTAACCACCAAGACTGGTGGACTTGCAGGTTTCGATCCTGTAATGATCAACCTTATCCGTCGCGCAGCACCTAACTTGGTTGCTTACGACATCTGTGGCGTTCAACCCATGAGCGGTCCTACTGGACTTATCTTCGCAATGAAGAGCCACTACAACACCAGAGCTGGCGCTGAGGCACTCTACAACGAGCCTGACACCAACTTCTCTGGAAACACACAGGGTCCTGGCGCATACAACGATCCCGTATCTCCTCTTGGCGATGGCGGCACGACTGATGCTAACCCTGGTCTGCTTAACGACGCCACTGGCGGCGGCACAACTGCTGCTAACTACGAGCGCCAAGCAGGCAACATTGCTAGAGAAACAGCAGAAGTTCTTGGATCGGGTTCGACCTTGTTCAACGAAATGGACTTCAGCATCGAGAAGACTGCGGTCACTGCTAAGACCAGAGCTCTTCGCGCTGAGTACACTCTAGAATTGGCACAAGACCTTAAGGCAATCCACGGTCTTGATGCAGAGCAGGAACTCGCTAACCTATTGTCTAGCGAAATCCTTGCTGAGATCAACCGTGAGGTTGTTCGTACCGTTTACACCGTTGCTAAGCCTGGTGCTCAGAACAACGTTGCTAACGCTGGTGTATTTGACCTCGACGTTGACAGCAACGGTCGTTGGTCGGTTGAGAAGTTCAAAGGACTTATGTTCCAAATCGAGCGCGATGCTAACGCTATCGCACAAGAGACTCGTAGAGGAAAGGGCAACTTCATCGTCACTTCTGCTGACGTTGCTTCTGCTCTTGCCATGTCTGGCACACTCGACTATTCCTCAGGTCTAACTGGTGCTGGTGGTCCTTCCATCGGTGATGTTGATGACACCGGAAACCTTCTAGTCGGCACCATGAACGGTCGCATTAAGGTCTATGTTGATCCTTACTCTGCTAACGTTTCCAACACCCACTACTACGTAGTTGGTTATAAGGGTTCTTCCCCTTATGACGCAGGACTATTCTACTGCCCCTACGTTCCCCTCCAGATGCTCCGCAGCATCGATCCTCAGACCTTCCAACCTAAGATTGGTTTCAAGACCCGCTACGGCATGGTCAGCAATCCTTTCGTTGAGTCTTCTGCAGGAACTCCTGATGCTGAAGCACTTACTGCTTCTAAGAACCAGTACTACAGACGTGTTCGCGTTGCGAACCTCGCCTGATATCGGTTATTACGAAATCAACACAGGGACCCTGCGGGGTCCCTTTTTTTGTGCTTAAATAGAAGTAGTAAATCCCTATCGTTATGCCTCGTGGTCGCCTACACAAAACAGATATGCTTGCAAAAGTATACAAATTAAAAACTGAACTATATGATAAAGAAACGAATCCAGGCATGACAGGTCAATGGTATGACGGAGCTCATGATT